ATACGCCGCTTTCACCCGTTCCGAACATTGGGGGCCACGTGCCTTCCTTCTCATCGCCGTAGTTGAATGACTTGGTTTTTATTTGGCTCATGCGTCCTCGCTCTTAGCTTTCACGCTTACGAGATTGCCCTTGGCATCCTTCTTCATCTCAAACTCACGTTTGCGCTTTTTCTTTTCAGGCTTCGGAGCCGGTTCAGGCGCATTTGCCTCGTGAACCCTGGAGGCAATTTCAACGACCGACACCGCCTTATTCATTTGGTGCTCGTCTTGAAGTCGTTCCTCTGTCGCTATCCGCTCACTTAGTTCGAGCTGCCCTAACTGCTCATCAACCGCCTGTTGACGCTGTTTGAGCATGGCGTCTATCGTGCCGAACTGCTCCTCAAGCTGGACCTGATACTTCTTGATGTCCTGCTCACCGGATATCTTTTGCAGTTCAACGATCAATTCCTGCTGCTTCATCGCCATTTCTTCACGTGCTTGAGCTAACCCGGTTGAAAGCTCTGCGTATGCGAGCTGCAATTCCGCCTGAGATTTTCCAATCTCCATCTGTGTCTTGAAGTTCTGCACCTGCGCATCAAGTTGCTTGAACATCTGCTCTTGCTGCATCCGGGCCGTCTCGAGCTGTTGCTTGCTCTGAATCTCAAAGACCTTGAGTTGATTGTTTGCTTGCGACTCCTGCGCTTGCTGTTGAAGCTTGCCCTGCTCAATCGCGTGCTTGGCTTGCTCGACATCGAATGGAGGCGGAGCGTTCTTCGCTGCCTCTTGGCTTTGCTTAATGACGTTGTCGATGGCTTCGCTGATATCCTGTTGGAACATCTTTGACTGTCTGAAGCCTTGGACTAAGTGCTTGAGGAATCGCAATTCAATCTCAAGCAATGCCGGTTGTGATTCTGCAATCTGTGCAACCTTTTCAAGCGCTGACGTTGCCGTACCTACCAGCTCGATACGCATCGCCTTGTCGTACTGCTCGTTAAGCGCAATCGTTGAGTCAGTTTCGAGTTCAATTCGAAACCGCTTCATATCGTCTTTGAGCATTCCCAAAGCCGCGGGATAATTCTTTTGGTGCTCGGGTGGAAGCGTTTGCGGCATCATGTACCGCTCAAGACTAGCGTCACTGAAATTCTTTAACGCACACTCAGTCATCAGCTGATAGCAGTCTCTGACAAACTCCTGCATCTTCCGTTGAAACTCAGCTAACTGATTGTTGGCGTACTTCTCGAGCATCTGAGCTTCACCGAGAGTGCGATCCCTCGAAGTGTTGGACTGCATCCCCTGGAGAAGATCGCCGGTTCCCGTCAGTCGTTGGATGGTGTTTAAGCGCTGCTCGAGCTGTTCGGATATGCTCTGAAGGCTTTGAATCAGTGGAAGGATGTTTAGATACTGCGCAACGTTGTCTAGCTTGCCACCCGCAGCGGCTAGAGCTTGCGCGAGATTGGGCACGCCAAACGTTTCAGCGTCTCGACTAGCAGACACCGCAGCCGATAGCCCTTGAACGTTTTTATCGTAGATAAGTATTCCGCGTATCGCCTTGGATATGCTCATCATGCGAGCAAAAAGCGTATGGATCTCCTCGAATAGATCACACAACTGATCGTACTCAGGAACAGGCCAAAACTCGTCGATAGGTGCGTTAATGATTAACGGTTTAACAGCCGGGACAAACTGTTCGAGGTCGTATAACCCGTTCCCTGTGTCACTCTCTTCGCCTTCAATCGGCGTGTAATAATCGCCGCGAGGCTTGATAAAGTCGCGCGACTCATCAGCGAACCAATAAACCTCTTTATCGTAGGCGTCCCAATACTCATAAACTCGAATCGTCTTCTCTTTTCGCTTTGATTTCTCTTTGTTCTTTTCCTGATCGCCTAGAGACAGCTCGAGATATGCAGCATCGCCGAAAATCTCTTTAAACTCAGGTACGGAATAGTATTCCTCAAATGCCCAACGCTTTGCCCGTCGCCATCTCCTGCACTCAGGATCAACGTACATCGCATTATAGAGCACAGGCTCTAGGCAGATCTTTTCGTGCGTTACCTCGACAACCTCATCGTGCTCTATGTATTGACCCTCATCGTCAGCCTTGAGAGTTGCGGGGTCTATTGGATTTCCTTCCGCGTCGAAGTAATTAACTTGCCCCTGATCGTCGGGTTGACCTTGAACGTATTCCTTGACCTTTTGTGTTTCCGTATCGCGCTCGTAGTACACACGCGCGGTCGTAAATGACGTGGCTAGCGCGTCATCTCTGCAATCCTCGAGCACATCCATGAAGTCAAACGACTTTGCGAGATTTACGGCAAGTCGCTCGAGCAAGAGCGCCGATGTAGCGCCTAGATGATCTCTCCCATCCTGCGTTGTGTCCTTACCAATCGGAATACCAGCTCGAGACAGAATCAGCGGTTGCCTGATCTTGAAGATCGACCACCAACCGGGATAGCGCTTCTTTCTTCGCTGCTGTCGGTAGTTGGTAATGACATCGCCATTCCGCCGTTTCTTGAGTTCCGACCAGGAATCATCAGCCACGGACTCGAACACTTCGCGCGACCGTCTACCATCATTAACGAATTGTTTTGCCTCTTCGATTGTAACCACGTTAGCCCCATATTCCTGGATGATCGTCTTGAACCATTTGCCTAAATGACGGTCGCATATCGACTGCGCGTTGGATGCGAGATTGCAAAGGCTCTAGCTTATCTTTGATGACCGCATCGTTGTGGGCCATGCACGCATAGCGGATAGCGTCACAGGCGTGAGTGGCTTCGCCGTGGTCAGCTGCGTCCTCTCTCTTGCCTTCGCTCGGATGTCTTGGAAGTGCGGGTATGTAGTCGCGTGCGTATTTGCACCGCTCGGTAAAGTAGATCATCGGGATACGGTGATTCGGTTTATTCGAATCCCACTCGATACCGATTAGCCGTGAACGCATCTGCGACCATCCCGCAGCGCGTGATGTGTCAGCCTTAACCAGATGAACGCCGTGCTTGAGAAACGTTTGCGCCGGTCCTTCCCCGCCTGTGTCTTGGAAAGGTTTGGTATCCGTCAGCGTAATGACGTTACGCGCGTTGATGTCGCTGTTGTTGATGATGGCTTGCGCCATGTCTTCATTGCGCCAACGTGCGCCGCGTGCTGGATCGTTGGGATCGCAGATATATAATTCATTGTAGAAAACTAGAGCGCCTCGAGGAAACCAGCGCTCACGACCTGACGTGTCTCTGAATGGTTCACCGTCTGAGATTGCTACGTAGTAGCAAACGCTAGGGTCGTATGTTCCCCAATCGTATGACCGATACCGATACCAGTATCCAGGCGGTTCGAAGTCATAGACGACGTGCCTTTCCTCGTCCCATTCGGGGAAGAAATCACCGATAGGCGCATCAAAATCACCTTCGAGAAGCGCACGCGCTGTCTGTTCATCGTACAGACCATGAATACGACCGCGCGTAGCTGCCTCGTCTTCGCTCTTATTGTCAGCGACTCGTGAGGGTAGGTATTGCCTGAGAAAACCATCAACCGCTTCAATGCTCTCAGCCGGTCTTGCCTTTACGAAATGCCGCCTGAAGAAGCTGAGTGATGCGCCTATAGGGTTCGCTGTGTAGATAATTCGAGGGAAGCGCCCTTTAGCCCAGTCGGGCAATTCCGCTTTCATTTCGTTACGCATGGTGCACCACGCACGGAATGAGCGGATCAAGCGCTCACTGATTTGCGTTGCCTCGTCAATGACTAGAACATGGGACGCGATACCCTGAGCTGACTCAAACTGTCGCTCATCCTGGCAATGCTTGAACGTGATGCGTGAGCCATTCCAGAAGCTAACATCATGCTGTGTTACCTTCGCTTGCCCTGTCTTAATCAGAGGCGCTAGCAGATCCATAAACCCGCCGGGGCCGTAGACGTGGTTAGCTAGGATGTCCTCAAACTTCTTACGGATGAGAACGCATTGAAGCTGTGGAATGCCGATGCACCACGAGACAAGAGCAACCCTGACAAAATGAGATTTCCCGCCTCGAGTTGCGCCGCCAAAAAAAAGCTCCGTGGCCTTCGTTTCAAAGGCTTCTAACTGACGCGGCCAAAGGTAGAGGTTCAATGCGCCTACGCTCATCAAGCCTCTTTCTTGATGACGTTGACGATTCCGATGAGTTCAACTTCCCCACTATGTTCGACCGCCTGTGTTGGCTTGCCGCACGCGCGTTCAACTATCGCGTTGTTCGCAGCGAATAAGATCTTAATATCTTCGGATGTCTTGGAGAGGTTTATAATGCGCTTGAACGCTTCGGGAGCTTCAGCCGCGGCTAGAGCCGAAACTTCAGCATTTTCTTTCTTACGGCCTTTTGGATTGCCTGATTTGCCCTTTACGAATGTCATTCTTGATCACCCTTGCTAGCAAGTTCAGGCCGCCAAGAATTGCGTATTAGGAAATGTGTGCCGCTCGGGACTTCTCGCTGCTTTTTGGAAGAAAGCGATACCGCGAGGGGAGTAATCGAGTTGATCAGCCACCCAGAGGAACGACCAAGGGGCCACGGAATCGGACATGA